CGTTGACCCGTGTTCGTATGGATCAATATACATCTTCTTAACCCACCAACCACCAACCCCTCCGGGGTTCGCTGTACAACGCATATACAAATGCTCTTGTAACTCTTGATCTGTTGTTCTTAATCGTGAACGGAGATAATCCCAAACGTATGGTGTTGGGTATTGTGTTATCTCATCTATGCCTATCCAATTAAACGCTTGTCCTTGAAATCGAGTTACGTCTTTGTCTTTGTCTAAGTATGTAAACCAAATCGTTGCACCTGATGGAAAGTGCCACGTTGATTTTGATTCTCTAAACTTTGCACCCGGAAAAGCTTTGGGGTACAGTTGACGTGACTTGTCTATTAGTTCAGTAAGCTCATCAAGAGTACGCCTAAGAAGAAGCCCACGATGATTGCCATTATGACAATACCTAAGGGGGTCAGCAAGAAGGGCAAAACTTTTTCCTCCACCTGCTGAACCACCGTAGAGTACATCTCTTTCAGACGAGGAAAGAAACTCCTCTTGAGGTCCTTCATTTGGCTGAAAAATAATTTCACGCCCATCCACAAGTTGCTCCACAGCGTTAGGAAGACCTTGTAGGTTTTCTTTATCGATAAGTGTGGTCTCTGGATTGTCTCCGATTGCTTTATCGACTCTTGTAATTTTTTCTTCAAGTTTCTTTGCATAATACCTTTTATCCTCTGCCTGTTTAGTAGCTTTTGCTGCTCGTTTTTTAGCATCTCGTAACCTCTTCTGTGATTGTTTACGTGCCTTTACTGCAAAAGAATAGTAATAGTTTGATTTAGGTGCGTTGGGATCTTTCTTAGGTCGCCCACGCTTTCGTTGTTCAGTCATTAGAAATATTAATTATGTGGTTTTCTTACTTTACTTACGTCTAATTTTTTTCTATCTTTTCTTAATTTGTGTAGTCTACGAGCTTCTTTAACTGTTGCAATACTTCCTCCAACTAAAAAAGTCCCTAAACCTGCTCCGTAAGTAATAGCCATTGCTCTTAAACCCTCATCTAGTATCTCTGATCCAGATTTATCAGCTTTTCTGGTTTTTACGTTTTTTTGATATTCTTTTTTTTCAGCCATCGATCGTTACCCCTTTTTTCGGTGGAAGTAGTACAACACCGTGTATGGCTTGTACATTTACGTTAGTTGTTTCTTGCTTACCCAGTCCAACCCTGTTTAAAAGCGATTCTGCAGCCCTGAAGCGTAGGTCATCTCCTCTTTCAGGTACTGGGTTGTCAATTGTGCTTACAAGGCGTGTAGCCGCCTTAAATGCGTTCATAGACAGTACGTTTTGTGTACGTCTGATAATCTCGTCTGCAAGTGAATTACGTAACCATGTGACTGATCCCTTCGCATATCCTGCTTTTACGGCTGCATCGGTTACATTTCCACCATTATCGAAGAGGTTTTCAAGAAACTGCTCTTGTTGTGGTGTTATTTCACGTTCTTTTTTTGTTTGTTTGGGTAGTAGATTGTTCACAACGGTATGCTCTGGGTTGCATATGGGGTTTGTATAAGGGCATTTCATTTACTATTTCGTAAACCCTTGTCATACATCTGTCTTTTGTAGCGTAAGGTCCACGTATATCCTTCAATTCCTCACAATATTGAGGTAATTGTGGTTGACCCCACAAACATGCTAATACAAATGCTTCAAACATAGACTTATTTCGGTTAAACTGAACGAATGATCAATCAAAAAAGCCAAATATACACTTTTAATACAGAAATACTTGGTTGTATGTGCTTTTATTGAATATTCGTTACCTTTATAATAAGGATATACAGATAAATAGTCAAGAATTAAATTATTTTATTGACAACTGGTGATTTGGTAGGTACAATCGGAGTAGATCCTCCGGGGAAATACACCATACCCTATAGGTATTACCCTAAACGTTGCACCGTAACTCATACAAGTTACTATTTCACACAAAAATATGGCAAGATTGCATGCAAGTACCCAGTACCCCCCAGTGGCCCTTGCCAAACGTTATACCTGTAACAGAAAACCAAAGGCAAACGATTGCCATTATTAAAAACCGTTACAGTTTAACCTTATAATATTAATACGCACGCACGCACACGCACAAACTTGCATTGACATTTTTATAACTCGTATAAGTTAACCTTAAAAGTAAACCTTTGATGGTTATATTGCGTTTAATTCCACGATACAAACCTAAAAGAATAAACCTTTAATATTAATCATTTAAGTATTTATTAAGGTTATAGGCAAAGAAAAACCCCCTTAACTAATGTTAAGAGGGCTTAACTTGGAGGATTAGATTTTATTATTGCATCAAATCAGTATTCAATGCAACAAGTTTATATTCGCCAGTCTTTATTTTCTTTCTGGTTTCATGGATATCTTCACCTAAAAATACATTCCTATATCTTCCAGTTGTTGAACTATAATCCCAATATTCTTTATCAAGATATATCTGGTAAGTGTCACCATCATCAACCTTAGTCGCAATAATAGAACGGTATGATTGAAATATAGTTCTTTTTAAATAGTCTGATACTTCAGTAATAATGAATTGGTTTACTACTGGTTTACCTTGCCTATTTTCCATATTTTTAACTTTAATCATTTTCATTATTGCACCTTTTCCTTTTTCTTTGATTGATCAATTAAATCTTCAAGTTCAATTTGCTTTGAGTGTTTCATTTCAAATTGCCATCTTGGTAAATTAACTAAATGATCAAATTTCTTAGCATCTTTAGTTGAAACAGTACAAGCCAACTTTGACCTTTTAACTTCAACCGTTTGAGTATTTGCACAATTAAAAGAATATGTTGCAATCTGGATACCTTCTTCATCATAAAGACGAATAAATAAACAAGTCATATCACCAAAAATAACGAATTGCATGGTTATTCTTTGACCATCAACAATAGTTTTTTTATAGTCATTTTCTTTTAAATATTCAGCTTTATATAATTGTATTGAATTTTGAATATTAGTCATTTTTATTTTCTCCTATGAAAAAAGGCTAGATTAATTTCTAACCTAGCCTAATTAAATTATATTATTTTTATTTAGTCAAATATTATTTTTTAATAAAATATCGATCTAAAAAAGTATTATATAATATAACTTGTTCTTCTTTAAATAATACTTCAAGCCAATCTTTTACAACACCTTTAGGTAAACCAGTTCTTCTGACAATTGAATTGACTTTTAAACCGTAAGAAGCTTGAGCAATGACAAAGAATATAAGTTTTTTGTCTGAGTTTATTAAGCCAATCGCTTGATACTGAGACCAAACATTTGACAATGACTTAGCCATATCAAATATTCTGACACGACTACGTGATGATTTACCGTATTTCTTAATCGCATTCTCGCTAACTATTTCAATACCTTCGATTATGTCTGATATTTTTCTAACCGTACTCATTTAAACCCCCTTCATTCTGATGTTAGTTATACGATCAGCTATAACGATACCGTTGCAAGTATCACAACATCGACCGTCAGCTAAAGGTAAGGCATTATTGCCTTCATACCAATACGCATCAATACCTTCTCTATCTTTACCAAGATATTTTGGTTCAATAGTCTGATTACAAACGATACATATTTTAAGTTTTGATTTATCTATAGTCATATTTTTCCCCTTTTTTAAGATAAAATTAAACTGATGATAATGACCAAAAATATGATCATTACCACCTTATAAATTGTCGCAATTAGTTCAGTCATTAGGCTACTTCCAATTCCTTCCAAGCATCACATTCTATAACGTCTCTAACTTCATCGTTACGTGTTCTTTGTACAGATGGAACATCAGCCGTAGATTTACCAGATCTAATTTTTTGTAACTTCATCTGTTTAGTTTCTGGATCAAAAACTTCTCTTTCGATAGTTTCATCAGTATGAGTTGCCCAATGTGTTAAAGCATTATAACCTGCCCACATAGTCTGACCAAGTTCAGTTTGTTCTTTTTCAAATCTATCCAGTAAATAATTCATTTTAGTTTCATTAACTGGTTTAACTAAATTAGCTTTCGCAGATTTAGTATTCTTTTTACAGATTGTATCTTTTAAAATATTGCCAAACTGTTCAAGAGACATTTTAGAAACATTCCATTTAGTCATTTGTTCTGACTGGCTAGTCCAATGCTCCAATCCAATTTGTGCTTTAGTCATCATAGCCGTAGTAGATAAATTACGAGTATGTTTTGCAACTTGATGATAAGCTTTCTGACCACCAAACACCATTGTATTTTGGCAAAGATTACGATATGCACCAGAAAAAACTTGGAATGACCAAGACATATCACAACTATTATAGATATCTATTCTACTTAAAACTTTATCTTTCTGACTAGCAATTTGCTTTTCTAGATCGTGGAAAAATATAGTTCGATGAGCTTGTAAACCACCTTTAAAAAGTTTATCAACTACCGTGATATTATCTAAAGGTAAATCTGATTGTGATAATATCTTAGCTTGTTCATTAAACAATTCATGGTGAGGAACTAATTGGTATGTTGAACTAACTGGTCGAGTTGGTAACAACTGATTAGTTGCAGAATTGTACAAACCAAAATAGCTATCTAATCTTTTAGTTTCTAAAACTTCAGCTTGATTAGTATAATATTCTGATTTGATAGCAACTGGTATTTCAGCTTGTAAATTTACCTTTTGGATTTTACTGTTATCTTCATAAAAAGATATATCTCTATAATCTCTATGAGTTGAAACAGTATTGCTTGTATCTAATCTAGATAATTCATTCATAATTTTTCTCCTATGTTTAATTAATGAAATGAAATTTTACTTTAAACTATCTAGATTAAATAGCAATAGTTTTATCAATTATTTTATTTTTGTTTT